GTATTTTTGGGAAATGGCAAACCGCAACCCGAATCACAATACCAATTGGGACGATCCAGTGGTTATCAGGTTTGCTGAATTGATAGCAAAGTATGAGCGAAATGAACGCGCAAAGATGGTTCCGCCGACAGACGAATTACTTGCTGAATACATACGAGTAAGAGGTGAATCATGAACGACGAAACTTTATTTGAAAAGATTGCAGTGTCATTGTGCTTTCTTACTTGTGTGTTTATACTAATCTTCATCTGATAGCGAATCGGTTGCGAATCGAAAGCGAACCCTATCCGATCGGTAATATCGGCGTGAAGTACGCCTTATCAAACTTTGACAGGCCGGAAAGACGGCCACTCTTGACACTTCCTGCATTTCCTTGTGTATAATTCTTTCGTCTGGAGTGGCATCTGGGCGATGAATCAGGTTGATATACCCCGCAGGGTACTGTGTGGTCTTGTCGTACAGCAGACGAGTCTTTTGACTTGATTCAATCGTCTTGTTGTTGCTCCCGCCAAGAGCCAAGACCACAGAGCATCTTGCGGGGTTTTGCTTTTGGACAGCCTAATGCGGTACGTCGATGGTTGGGCAAGAGATACCCTGTGACACGAGCAAGCCAAAGCAGGGGCGGTGGGCGAATCCTAGAGCCGGGTGGTTGAGAATAGTCTGGGATGCTGTGCGAGGATGGCTCCACGCGACAGAAAAGCGAGTCTGTATTTTGATACGGTATGGGCTTGCTATGCTTCCGATTTCACCATCGACAGTATGGAAAGACATGACAAACGATAAAGACATCGCGGCGATATTGAGGTCAGTGAGGGGCGCATTGGGTTGGTCTCAACCGCAGTTTGCTAAGTACGCTGGGGTATCTGTCCCGACGTTAGCCAGAATTGAGACACTTGCTGTTAAGCCGCAACTTGCAACGGTAGCCCAACTGATGAGGGCCATTGATATGCTTGGTTTCCGGGTTGAATGGCGTGGCCAAGGGGCGTGGAGTTTGCACACTAACGGCCTAAAAGATGGTAAAATCTAAGCGTTGGCGGTGCGCCGGGTTAGCGCCGACGTTGGTTGATTCAAATTCTTTAGTGTGAAATACACTGCTTTATGTGAGCCGCCAACAACCTAGTAGCGAATTGAAAGCGAATCGATTAGACTATCAATCAATTCAACTTTCATGGGAATACGGGTTATGCCAGAAACCGCTACAAAGACCATCACAAAGGTCACCAAGCCGCGAAAAGCCGCAACTAAGGCCAAAGTACCAACGCCCGCAAAGAAGCGCGTAAAAGAACCAGCACAGTTCTTAGGTAGGCCAATAGAGTACACAGACGAAATAGCCAACGAAGTGTGTTGGAGGATTGCTAATGGTGAGTCATTAGTCCAAATCTGTAAGAGCGATCACCTTCCGCATTGTTCGACCATTTATCGTTGGTTGATCATGTTTGAAGATTTCCGAGACATATACACGCGCGCTCGGGAAGATCAAGCCGACACAAATGCTGATGAAATCATAGCAATTGCCGATGAACAGCCCGTCGTTGTTGAGGTTCGGGACAAAGAGGGCAATATCATTGACCACAAACTGGATTCTGCCTTCATTGCTTGGCAAAAGAACAGGATCGACGCCCGCAAGTGGACTGCTGCTAAGTTGAAGCCGCGTAAGTACGGCGAACGCATGGCGGTTGAAGGGGTTGACGGCGGGGCGGCAATAAAGACCGAGGACAACACGGCCACGAAGTTCTTTGAGATCATCCGCAACATGGAGATGACCAAACGTGCTGGCTGATCTGCTGGACGAAGAGACAGCGGACGAGTTCGAGACTCTGCCGGAGCATAACCGCATCGCCCTGATTGCAAGGGCCAACTGGATAGCCGAGGCGCATCCTTACCAGATCGCCCCAGACCTACAACAAAAGTACACGGTTTTCTGTATGCTCGCCGGCCGTGGAGCCGGCAAGACCCGTTCGGCAGCCGAAACCCTCTGGTGGTGGGCATGGTGTCACCCGAAGACCATGAGCATTGTTCTAGCCCCAACGAGCGGTGACTTGAAGAACACCTGCTTTGAAGGGCCGTCCGGACTCTTGGCCTGCATCCCTGAGGAACTGGTCGAGGACTACAACAAGCAAGACCACATGATCAGGCTGACTAATGGGTCACGCATTCGTGGAGTGTCTGCTGACTCATACGACCGTCTGCGGGGTATCAACTCCTCATTTTGCTGGTGTGACGAGTTAGCCGCCTTCAACTATCTCGGGCCGAACGAGGCGTGGGATAACATGATGCTTGGCCTGCGTATCAAGCCTGACAGCCAGCCGCATAGTGAGCCGCGGGTGATCGTGACCACGACGCCCAGACCGAAAGACCTGATCCTTGACTTGGTTGGCCGCGAAGGGGATGACGTGATCATCAGCCGCGCCTCAACCTACGACAACGCTGCCAACCTTGCCCCAGCCTTCCAGAAGCAGTTGGAGCAGTACAAAGGCTCCAAACTGTACTTGCAGGAGGTTCTGGGCGAGGTCGTTGACATGGAAGACGGCAAGGTGGTCAGCCGTGACATGTTCAAACTCTGGCCGAACAACAAGCCGTTCCCTGTCTTTGAGTACATCATCCAGTCTTACGACTGCGCGTACACAGACAAAGAATACAACGATCCCACTGCCATGACCTGCTGGGGTGTGTTCAAGCCTGAGGATGGGCCTATAAGCGTCTTGCTGATTGATTGCTGGGCAGAGCATCTAACCTTCCCCCAGTTGCGCCCAAAGGTCATCGAGGAGTGGCAGAACTCCTACGGGGACGAGAAGCGCATGAAGCGCCCCGACCTGATCTTGATCGAGGAGAAGGCGAGCGGCCTGTCCTTGCTGCAAGAACTCCGCAATATGCACCTGCCTGTGCGTGGCTGGAATCCGGGCAGGGCTGACAAGATGACCCGGCTTCAGATCACTGCATCGATCTTCACCACCGGCCGCGTCTGGCTGCCTGAGTCGTCTATCCGCAAGGGTTATGTCCGGGACTGGTGCGAAGGCTTCTTGAGCCAGATCTGCTCGTTCCCTGACTCGACGCATGACGACTACGTGGATAGCGCTACGCAAGCGATTCGGTTTCTGAAAGACATCGGTTATCTAGACATTGATCCGCCCCCAAGGTATGATGACGATGATCTAGTCGATACCCGACCTACTCGGGTCAATCCTTATGCGGTGTAATACATGGGCGCTTTAACCGAACTTGCTAATGCCTTGAAAGCCGCACAGTCGGCAAGCAAGGTTGTCCCTGCCGCAGAGCGTGAGGCAAACCTTGCTAAGTTTTTGGCTGAATCAAAAGACACACGCAGGATGTATCACGGAACTCAGGCAGACATTAGCCAGTTCATATCACCGCGCAAGGGTGTATTTGTATCACCTGACCCAGAGTTTGCAAGCAATTTTTCTGAAGGCGCGACGGGTATGCACGGCCCGAATGTTCTGCCTGTGCGTGTGCAAGTTAAGAATCCATTTGATTATGACAACCCAGAGCATATGAAAGCAATCCGTGAGGAGGCAAAGAAACAATTCCCCGGCAACAAAAGCGTTCAATACGACCTTGACGCAATATCTGGTGTCGATGATAGCGGCGGCATGTTCAATAACTGGGATTCAATCGAACACCCAGACATCCAGCGGCTAATCAAACAACTAGGACATGATTCCTACTACACAAGTGAAAACGGCATAAAGAACCTTGGTATTTATAACCCAAATAAAATTAAATCCGACATCGGCAACCAAGGCACATACGATACATCGACTCCGGACATCACAAAAGCCGATGGTGGCCGTATCCACCTGAGCCTCTTGAACCCAAACCTAAAGGAGCATGTCGAGCGTTTTGCTGCCGGTGGCAACTCTCGCAAGGATGCCAGCGTATCTGAGGCGGTGACCCAAGGCTTGCTACCTATGCTCTACGGCGCAGGCAAGGGCGCTGTCTCTGGTGTGCTTGGCGCTCCCGGCGACCTTGAATCCTTTGGCCGATCGGTTGTCAACGCCGTTTCGCCCAGCCAATCAGTGCTTGGGCATATTGACCGGGTGAACCCAGAGACAGTTCTGCCAACAAGCGAATCGATAGCCAACCGGTTGCCAAGCCTTAAAGACTTTGGCGCTGGTAAGACCGCCCAGCATTCGGAGAACTTCGGATCTGGAGCCGCCCGCAACCTTGCCGGTATGGCTGTTGGCCCTGAGTCGTTGCTTGGACTGACCAAAGGACTGCCTGTCGGCGCAAGCATCAAACTTGTTGGAGATGTACCACAAGTTAACAAAGCATTAAACGCGGCTGATAAGATCAAGCCTTTGGAGAGCAACTATGTCACACGACAAGACGGCCCGTTCTACCGGGTCAAACCCACTTCACCGAGCGCGTCTGTTAATGGCGCAACACGACAAGAAATATGGGGTTCCAACGCAGCAGCGGACGCCCGAGCAAGACGAGAGGCTGGCGATGGAAGTGCGGCACTATTCTCGCATGACGCCCTCAAAGACACGGTAACCAACCCAGAGACAAACCTTCCTTGGCAGTTAGCCAATAAGAAGACACAAACAATCCACGGGCGGGATTACCAAACGCCTGAGATGCCGCCATCGAGCGCTCAGAAGCAATTGCCTGTTGCCAAGGCTTTTTTGGCTGGCGCTGAGAACAACCCAGCCTACAAAGAAAACGTCTTCAAGGCTTACCAAGCGCAACATCCTGAGTTGATCGAGCAGACAGGGGCTAAGAACTACGACGATCTACTGAAGGCCAGTTATCAACAGTTGGCCAAAGAGACCAAAGACCAGTTCAACTCGCTGCCTTACGAGATCTCCTTCCATCGCAACGGTGAAGGCAACTATCCCAACAGCGCGGCCATGAATGCCGACATCCACGGCAATGGCCACATCTACACCTTCCAAGGCGGCAACCGCCACGACTTCTTGCATGAGGTTGATCCTGAGACCGGCTTGAACACAAACGAGATGTTCCGCACGGTGCATGACGTGTTTGGCCACGCTATCCACGGCAATCAGTTTGGCCCAAAGGGTGAAGAGATCGCTTGGGGCGCTCACCAACAAATGTACAGCCCTCTGGCCGTTCCTGCCATGTCAGCAGAGACCCGTGGCCAGAACTCGGTGGTTAACTACAGCCCGCTCAACCAAGAAGTGCTTGGCGCTGTGCGTGGCCTCGATGACCGCATCAAGCAGATTGCCCACCTCGGTGACACGCCTGACCTGCAAGCCTTGAAAGCAGAAAAGAAACGCTTACTGACCGAGGAATTCCAATACGCACCGCAGGCCAGCGTCTTGCTGCCGCCTGAGATGAATCGCCCAGACTACAACGGGTTCATGCCTGAGTATCTGAAGAATCCAGCCGAGAGCGTGACCGGCCCTAACTCTGAAGCCATGAGACTGGCCCAGCAACGCGCAGCAGCGCCAGTAAGCATGGGTGGCTTAGGGTTGGCTCCATTCAATACGCCTGAGCAACGGGCGGCCGCTATGGGCTTTGACCTGAATACTCCTCAGCATCATGTCACCAATGCAGACGTTGACTTCAGCGCCATCAAGCCATCGGCCTCCGGAAAGTTTGGCGCTGGTGTCTATAGCAGCAAGAGTCCAAAGTACGCAGAGATCTATGCTGATCCAGCATCCAACAACACCCGCAATATGCCTCTGGTGACCAGCGGCGAGTACATGAAAGCGCCTGAGCGCGATGCCATGTGGGATGAGCAAAGACCTCAAAACCCTAATCTTTCAGCCCGTGAGATGAACGACCTTATGTCCAAACAGGCCCAAGAGCAAGGTTATTCTGGGTTTGATGTTGGCCGTGAGCGCGTAACATTTAACCCGGATGATGTACGCTCTAGGTTTGCTGCCTTTGACCCGTGGCGTCGAAATGCCGCTATTGCTGCTGCTATGGGCGTAGAAGCCCCTGACCTGCTGGCTAAAGAGTCAGACGGGAACAAGCGCGGTGGCCTTATTCACTTTAAAGCGAGATAAACATGGCGACACAAATGCCTATTGAACAGGACTACGACCGCCACATTGACGGTATGCCTATCCAAGAGAACGATGACGGTAGCGCAACGGTTGATCTGCCTGACGAGTTGTCCGATGTGCAAGAACTGCCTGACGGCTCGGCGATTGTCCAGTTAGATGATCATTTCAAAGGCCCAGCAGACGACGAAGAGTTCTATTCCAACCTTGCCGAGACCCTCAACAGTTGGGACATGGAAGGCTTGGCCCTCAAGTATTTAGACCTGATTGACAAAGATAAAGAAGCCCGTGAGAAGCGTGACAAGCAATATGAAGAAGGCATCCGCCGTACTGGTATGGGTGATGATGCCCCCGGAGGTGCAACCTTTATGGGAGCATCTAAGGTTGTTCACCCAGTCATGGCTGAGGCCTGCGTTGACTTCGCTGCACGCGCGATTAAGGAACTCTTTCCGCCGGACGGCCCGGTCAAGTCGAAGATTCTTGGCGATGTTACTGACGACAAGGAAGAAATCGCCGATCGCAAGGTTGACTGGGTTAACTGGCAACTGACCGAGCAGATCGAAGAGTTCCGGGACGAGACCGAGCAACTGCTGACCCAATTGCCTTTGGGTGGCTCTCAGTTCTTGAAACTTTGGTACGACGAGAAGAAGAAGCGCCCATGCGCTGAGTTCGTTCCTATCGATAACGTGATCCTGCCATTCGCCTCGGTGAACTTCTACACCGCCCAGCGCGTGACTGAGAAGCAGGAGATCACTCAGTTTGAATACGATCAACGAGTAGAGCGCGGTCTGTACCGTGACGTGGATTTGGTTCGTGCCACTGCCGAGCCTGACCAAACCCACTCTGAAAAGGCCAGCGAGAAGATCGAAGGCAAGAAGTACATCGACAACATTGATGGCCTCCGCACCGTCTACCACATCTACACTTGGCTCGACCTCGAAGACGACAAGCGCACCAAGGGCGAGTCTGCTCCCTATGTGCTGATGATCGATGAACTGGATAACAAGGTTCTGGGTATCTACCGCAACTGGGAAGAAGGCGATGAGACTTTTAGCAAACTTGATTGGATTATTGAGTTTAAGTTTATTCCTTGGCGTGGTGCATACGCTATTGGCCTCCCTCATCTTATCGGTGGTCTCTCAGCCGCTCTCACTGGCTCTCTTCGTGCTTTGCTTGATACTGCTCACGTCAACAACTCGTTGACAATGCTCAAACTGAAGGGCGCAAAGATCTCTGGCCAAAGCCAACAGGTTGAGATCACACAGGTCACTGAGATCGAAGGCGCGCCCGGTGTGGACGACATCCGCAAGATTGCGATGCCCATGCCGTTCAACGCACCCAGCCCAGTTTTGTTCTCGCTCCTTGGCTGGCTTAACGACGCTGCCAAGGGCGTGGTATCAACCGCCGAAGAAAAGATCGCTGACGCCTCGAATAACATGCCTGTGGGTACTGCTCAGGCTTTGATTGAGCAAGGCTCACACGTTTACTCTGGCATCCACACACGCCTGCACAACTCCATGCGCCGTGTCCTGATGGTGCTTGGCCGCATCAACCGCTGGTACTTGGATGACCAGCGCCGCGGTGACGTGGTGAGAGATCTGCCGATTGCTAAGGCTGACTTCAATCGCAACTCAGACATTGTTCCCGTTTCTGACCCGCACATCTTCTCTGAGACCCAGCGCATGGCTCAGACGCAGGCTGTGATGGCCATGATGGCTCAGTTCCCTCAGTCATTTGACCAGAATGCCGTGCTGTCTCGGATGCTCAAGCAGATGAAGGTTCCGAACGTCAACGAATTGATGCCCAAGACCAGCCAGCCGCTGGAGATGGATGCCGCCGACGAGAATGCTGCTATGGCTCTCGGCAAGCCCGCTTTTGCTTACCCACGTCAAGATCAATTGGCTCACATTCAAACTCACATTGACTTTGCCTTAGATCCTGCGTTGGGTAGCAATCCAAACATCGCGCCTCAGTTCATCCCTGCGGCTCTCGAACACATCAAGCAACACATGCTGCTCTGGTACACCAACCAGATGAAGACCTACGTTACTGGTGGCTCAAACCTCGATCTGGGTAAATACGAGACCAACAAACTGGCCGCTCAGGTGGACAAGGCGTTTGCTCTGGCCTCCGGTCACGTCAAAATGGACACGCCGCAGGTCTTTGCACAGGTTCTGCCCGCTATTCAGCAACTCGGTCAGATGGCCACACAGATCGCTCAGTCTGCCCAGCAAGCACAGCCGGCCGATCCAGAAGCCCAAGCCGTCTTGCAGGCGTCTATGGCCGAAACCCAACGCCGTGCGGCCAAAGACAAGGCAGACATTCAACTCGACATGCAGTCGATGCAGAACGAACAGAAGCGCGCATTCGATAAGCAGCAGACTGACATCGCTATGAACGCTGAAAACAATCTCACTCAAGAGCGCATGAAGACGGCGCAGTTGACGGTAGATGAGGCTAAGTTGCGCCGAGAGCAAGAAGCAACTGCAAACGCTCTAGAAGCACGAACTCAACATAACTTAGGGAGTTAATCATGGATCAGTTAGACAAAGACCAAATGAGTGAACAAGTTCGTCAACAAAAACGCCTGAAGATGGGCGCTTGGATTGACGGCCAAGAGATTAAAGAAAAATCTAAAGCGACTATGAGCGAAGCCAACAGCGACCACGGCGATTTTGAAAAGTCCTCTATCGACAAGAAAAACGCATGAACATTATTTCCAGCCTGATCTCCGCTGTAAAAGTGGAGCAAGACAAGATAAGAGAGTCAATGGTGGCGGGTCACGTCATCAATTTCGAGACTTATCAGCGTCTGGTTGGACAATTTCAAGGGTTAGACAAGTCTTTAGAGATCCTCAATGATCTTTTAAAGGAAAAAGATGACGACAACTAGCACGGTAGCCGTTGATTCGGCTGATTTACTGGAGGCTTTTCCAGTTGTAGACCCCGGTGCAGTTCCTCTAGGTGCGCGTGTATTGGTTCAATTACGCAGGGCTAAGAAGAAAATCACTTCATCGGGAATTATTTTGCCCCAAGAAACACGCGATACTGAGAAGGCTCAAAACCCTGTCGGTAAAGTGATTGCTATTGGACCATTGGCGTTCAAGAAACGCGACACAATGGAGCCGTGGCCAGAGGGTTCATGGTGTGAAGTGGGTGATTTCCTGCGAGTTCCCAAGTGGACAGGCGATAGGTGGGAGGTTGCAGTGCCCGGCGCTGACAAATCCGACGATAAAGCCGAGTTCATTATTCTGAACGACCATGAAGTGATCGCTAAAGTGACGGGTAATCCGTTAGAAGTGGTGGCATTCGTATGAGTACCGCACCACGTCCAGATGAGATGACCATCAAGGAAGAGTTGGACGGTAGTGCTGTAGTGGATTTGCCGGAAGGCGTTGAAGCACCAGTCGCTGAGGCCAACGAAGACGATGATGAGAAGGCCCGTAGTGCTGAAATAGCCGCTACAGGCTCTGTAGACCCCGATGCTGAGGCTTTGCGTGAGCAAAAACGCTTGAAGCGCCAGCGTCGCAAGGAATATCACAAGCAAGTTGAGATTGAGAAGGACATCAAACTCAACCATTTGACCCGTCAAAACCAAGACTTGCTTGAACGACTGTCTGTTTTGGAGAAACGGTCTCAAGGTTCTGAGGTTGCCCGCATTAACAAGGCAATTGAAGACGGCGAGGCCAAGATTAACTTCGCCAAACAGAAAATGGCTGAGGCTATTGCCACGGGTAACGGTGAACTCCACGCTTCCGCACAGGAAATGTGGTTTGAAAGCCGCAGAAACGTGGAATCTTTGATGCACATTCGCAATCAAGCGAACCAAGCACCAAAGCGTCAGGGTATACCCGCCCCTGATCCTCAGTTGCAACGACACGCTAGTGAGTGGATGGCTGATAACCCTTGGTACGACCCCAACGGTAAAGATCCAGATTCACGCAGGGCGTTAAATGAAGACCAAATTCTGGCTGATGAGGGTTATGACCCAAAAACACCAGAGTATTGGGAAGAGTTAGATAAACGCTTGCAAAGAATCCTGCCCCACCGCTATACTATGGACACAGACGAGAAGCCACAAAGTAGACGACGTAGTTTTGTAACTTCATCCGGACGTGAAAGTGCGGCGAGTAGTGGAGGTAAGAATACCTTTACCCTCAACCCCGATCAGGTTAGGGCCATGAAAGATGCAGGCATGTGGGATAACCCGGAGATGCGAGCGAAGATGATTAAGCGCTACGCAACCGAGGCACGCAACAGAACTACTGGAGGATATTGAAATGGATTCACGTTTAAAAAAATCATTGTCTGCTGGAGGACGCGAAAATCGCGCGAGTCTTGATTCAGTTCGAGAGGCTCCGGAGGATAAGTTCGTTTCGGCCGAAGAGCGTCGCAAGATGTGGAAGGACGAGTGGACACAAAGCGCATTGCCTAAGACTCCGGAATTACCGGGTTGGCATCTTTGCTGGTTATCGACTACGAATAGTTACGACAGTATTGATAAGCGTATGCGTCTCGGCTACGTTCCTGTGAAAGCAGATGAACTAAAGGGCTTTGAGAACTACCGAGTCAAATCTGGCGAACATGACGGGTTTATCGCTTGTAATGAAATGCTGCTGTATAAGATCCCGATGGATTACTATCAGGAAATTATGTCGCACTTTCACCACGAAATGCCATTGGAAGAGGCGGAGAAAATCAAACGCCAAGCCGAGCAAAACGTGGCAAGTGATAGTTCCGGCAGGAACCTCGGAAAGATCGAAGGCGAAGGTTTAGGCAACATTGACAGACCTGTCCCAGCACCTGTGTTTCAGGGCTAAAGGGACAAAAATAGGAGTTAAAAATGAGTGCAACCTCTGCTCCGTTTGGTTTGCGTCCTGCGTATCATCCTTCTGGTCTTGATCGCGCACAGGCTCTCGCCAACGGTATCACCTCTGGTTACTCTTCAGCAATCCTGAAGGGCCAACCTGTTCTTTATTCAACTGGCGCTGGCGTTATCGTGCCCGTGACTACGACTTCACAAGCGTGGTCTGGTGCATTTGATGGCGTTGAGTGGACTGACACTACTGGTCGTCGTCGCGTGTCCAACTATTGGCCCGCTTCTACTTCCTATATTGCTGGTTCCTGCGTTGCCTATTTCTATAACGATCAAAACATCGTTTATGAAATTCAAGCCGACGGTTCGATGGCTCAAACCACCCTTGGTGGCGAGTTCTCGTTCACTTCCGGCAATTTGGCTGCTGGTTCTACTACCACTGGATTGTCACAAGCCACTTTGGCTGCTGGCTCTTCTGCTGGTGCTAATAACCAACAACAAATGCGTGTGGTCGATATTGCTCCAATCCCCGGCAATGCTTGGGGTGACGCGTACACAATCGTCCGTGTAGTTAACTCACAATCGCAGTTCTTCGGTTCTGTGGTTGCTGTTTGATAAGGAGTAAAGCATGGCTGCACCAATGCGTAGTACGGACTTTAGAAGTATTGTTGAACCTATCCTCAACGAATGCTTCGATGGAGTCTATGATCAACGTACCGATGAATGGTCGCGCGTTTTCCGCGAACAAGACGGTATTCCCCGTAACTATCACGAAGAGCCTGTCCTTTATGGATTTGGCGCTGCGCCCCAATTGCCCGATGGTTCCCCCGTGTCCTATCAGCAAGGCGGCGTTCTCTTCCTCCAACGCTATGTGTACCAAGTCTATGGCTTGGCCTTCGCATTGACCAAAGTGTTGGTTGAAGACGGCGACCACATCCGCATCGGTCAAGTTTACGCACGTCACTTGGCTCAATCTCTGATTGAAACCAAAGAAACTCTGTGCGCGAACATCTTGAACAATGCGTTCAACTCTTCGTATGTTGGTGGCGATGGCGTTCAATTGAACACCACTAGCCACCCAATCGTCAACGGCACTGCATCCAACTTGTTGGCTACTGCTGCTGTGTTGTCGCAAACCTCTCTTGAGCAAATGTTGATCCAGATCCGTCAGGCTGTGGACAACAACGGCAAGAAGATCCGCTTGGTTCCACGTCAATTGATCGTGGCTCCCGGTAACATCTTCCAAGCCGAAGTTTTGCTGAAGTCTGTGTTGCGTACTGGCACTGCTAACAACGACGTCAACCCCATCAAGTCTATCGGCTTGCTGGACGAAGGCGCTGCTGTTCTGTCACGTTTGACCAGTTCCACAGCATGGTGGGTGCAAACCGACGCTCCTGAAGGTCTGAAATTGCTGATGCGCCGTCGTCTGGAAAAGACAATGGAAGGCGACTTCGAGACTGACACTATGCGTTACAAGGCAACAGAACGTTACATCCCCGGATGGACTGACTGGCGCTCTGCGTACGGTACTCCCGGCGCTTAAAGCCGACAGGGGTTGGGATAAAACCCAGCCCCTTTTTTCTTCAACTTCGTCAAACTTTTCAAGGAGCAGACGATGCCTCAATTTAGCGATGACCTTTTCTTAGGCCCGGCCCAGACGTTCATGGGTACAGGCATTACCAACTCGGAAGCGGTGTTTGCCGGTTCTGTGTCTGGTACTACATTAACCATTACCCAACAACTTTCCGGTGATCCATTGGTCTTGGGCCAATACATCGGTGGTACTGGTGTGACTGCTGGTTCTTATGTGACCGCATTCGTTACCGGTACAGGTGGTGTTGGCACATACACACTGAGCGCCTCTTCAAGCGCCACAGGTGCAATCACAGTGTTTTCTTCTGGCAATGCGCTGCTTGGTGATCCCTCTCCTATGGACTTAGGCGTTGGCCCTATGGGTCGCGTTTACGTTTGGGACGTGATTCCTCAAGCCTTGTCTGCTGCCAATATCGCTGCCTCACAAACTCCAGCCGCTGCTGGTGCTTTGACCCTGAGTGCTGGCACATCGACCAAATCGTTCACTCGCACAGATGGCACAACCGTGATCCAATTGGATTGCGCCCGCGCTGTTAGCGTGACGACTGCTACCGCTGCTGCCACCACATTGGCTGGCGTGGCAATCACTGGTACTGGTGGTCAGATCTCCTTCACCTCGCAAACTGGTTTGGTCAGCGGTCAACGCTTGACTATCTCCGGCACTTACGGCGGTACAGGTTCGATTACTGGCTATACCAACCCCACAACCTATATTTTGACCGCTGTTACTTCTACAACCGCTACTCTGACCACCACGGCCGGCGCAGCAGTTGTTACTACGGCTGGTACACCTACAGGTTTGACTTACACACTGGGCGTCGCTCCTGTGACCGTTACCGTGTCTGGTTATGACTACTACGGTCAGGCTATGACTGAAGCCATCACCTCTAGCGCTGCTGTTAGCACAGCCGTAAATGGTAAGAAGGCTTTCTATCAAGTCTCTTCGATCACTGTTTCGGCAGCAACTGGCACTGCATTGACTGTTGGTACTACCGACATCATCGGTTTGCCCGTTCGTGTGGTTGACGCTGGTTACTTGGTTGGCTTGGGCTGGGCAAACGCCTCTACCCGCGCTACCGGTACTTTCGTGCAAGCCGACACAGCAACTGCTACCAGCACCACTGGTGATGTTCGCGGTACTTTCGTGCCTTCGTCCTCTACAAACGGTGTTAGCCGCTTGGTGATTACGATTGCTTGCAATGCCATCATGGTCGGCCCCAATGCTACCCGTCAGGGTGCGCTTGGCGTTACACAAGCCTAAAGGAGAAACTCATGGCTACTAAAAAGTCAAGTGCAGGCGGCTTCAGCCAAATGCCTAAGATGATGACTGATGAACCTACAGTCATTCTGAAACTGAAAAAGGGCGGCAAAGTTGCTCACAAAGCCAAGGGTGGCAAGACCAAGGAAGAGCATGGTCACAAGCACATGAAGCACATGATGGACGGTGGCGTTATGGGCGCTTTGGCTAACACGCCAGCACTCATTGGTCGTCCCGCCCTGAATACGCCCGTTGCTCGTCCTGCTAAGCCTTCGATGGCCGCTCGTCGCGCCGCGATGATGGCTACTCAACCCGGCGCTATGAAGAAGGGCGGCAAAGCCCATCATCACGCTGAAGGCGGCATGGAGTCCAAGGCTGAAGAGCGTCGTGAAGAAAAACGCCTTTCTCATCTTGAGAAGGAAATGAAGCATCACGAAGGCATGAAGGCTGGCAAGGCTCACCACGGTCTGAAGCATGGCGGCAAGGCTCACCACAAGTTTGCCAAGGGCGGCGCTACCGGCGAGGCTTTGGACGCTTTTGAGACTAAGACTACCATTGAGCATGATGAGAAGCCTTACGTTGAAACCGAAATGCACACTGCCAAGCGTGACACTGCTCACGGTACTGGCGGCGTCAAAGAAGGCAACGCAGGCGGCTACAAGCACGGCGGTAAGGCTCACCACGCCCACGGTGGCAAAGTGCATCGCGTTTCTGGTCACCCAGAAGGTTCGCATGCCCACCACAAGGCTATGGCTAAACACCACGCCGAGCAACATCACGCTAAGGGTGGCTCTGCTCACCACGCAAAGATGCACGAGCATCACATGCACTTGGCTAAGATGGCTAAAGGCGGCCACAAGTACGCTGTTGGCGGCACTGTTTCTGAAAACGTTGCCAAGAAGTACGAAAACACCATGATGCACACCGACGAGTACGAGGACAAAGTCCACGGCCCTACCGGTGGCGTGAAGGAAGGTAATGCTGGTGGCTTTAAGCGCGGCGGTAAGGTTCATCACAAGGCTACTGGCGGCGTGATGGAATCTAACGCTGGTGGTTATAAGCATGGAGGGCATGCCGCAAAAAAAGCCTACGCCACGGGGGGCAATGTTAATAAACAAGGCTCACCTGTGGCGTTAGTCCCACGAGGCGTTAGCGGCAAGAAGGCTCCTCCCGTTGCAATCAATATGCTGTCTGGCACTTATAAAAAAGGTGGTCAGGTAGCCCCCGGCAATAAGCGCCTACAAGGCATTTATGCTGAGGAGAATGCACCGGCGGTAAAGGAGGCTAAGGCTGATACGCGCCTTCAGTATGACCAAGATGTATATCAAGGTCAGGACTTTCCAAAAGCCCCGTCTTACAAGAAAAAAGGCGGAATGGCTTGTTAAATAGAGTGGGGGCTACGGCCCCCGCTTCTTTAAAGGATAGATTATGAGTAACGGTATCGTTTCTTCAGTTACGCGCGCAGGCGCATACGAGCCATTCAATTTGCAAGTGTCTCGTGGACAAATTCAAGGCCACACACCTTTTTTGCTCTATGGCTATTCAGCCGCAGTTAGCAACACAGCATTTGGCCCTCTTTGGGAAGGTTTGACCCAAAGCGGCGGTTTGTATCCATTCCCATCTTCAGCAGCCCAATTGACGATCGTCAGTTCTTCGGCTTCTGATACAACCGCATTGAGCGTTCAAATCCAAGGTTTGGATGCTAACTTTGCACCAATTAGCGAAGTGATTGCCCTGAACGGCACAAGTGCTGTTACATCGGTTAAATCGTATTTGCGTATCAACAATGTTGGCGTGACCAATGGCGCTAACGTGGGCACGATTACATTCAAGCAAAGCACAACCTTGTTGGCTCAGATCAATCCCGGTTTGGGTGTTAGCCAAGCCTCAATCTATACCGTTCCTGCTGGCTACAGTTTGTATATCATGCGTTCGTATAAGACTGCAAACATTGGATTTACAAGCGGTGCTTGGATCAACTTTGAAGTGCAATTTAACGATAACGTGACTGGCGCTCAAAAGATTGTTCAAGAGCAGACTTTTGTACAGCAAATTGAGATTGACTACACACAGATCCCTCGTAAGATTACAGAGAAGACTGACATCCAATACTTGTACAAAGCAAGCATTGGTGGCCCATTGATCTGCTCACAGAACCTTACAGGTATCTTGATTCAAAATGACAATCTTGTAACCGGTGCGGGAACTTAATCATGCCAAGCAAATCCGCCGCACAACATCGCTTGATGGAGGCCGCCGCTCATACAAAGGGTGGATTTGGTGGCGTACCCCAGAAGGTTGGCAAAGAATTTGTCGAGGCTGACAAGAAAAAGAAGTTTGCCTCGGGCGGCCTCTATGCCAACATCCATGCAAAACAGGAACGTATTTCCCACGGTTCTGGTGAACACATGCGTAAACCCGGCTCTAAAGGAGCGCCTACCGCCGAAGCATTTAAGGAGTCTGCAAAGACTGCCAAGATGAAAAAGGGTGGCCCATCTTTGGCTGTTGGCCGCGGTGAAAAATTACCAGTTTCTAAGGGCGCAGGACTTACCGAAAAGGGCCGCGAGAAGTACAATCGTGAGACTGGTTCGCACCTCAAAGCACCCCAGCCAAAAGGAGGCCCACGCAAGGACTCTTTCTGCGCTCGGATGTCAGGGGTTGTGGAGCATTCAAAGGGCGATGCCGAGCGGGCAAAAGCCTCGTTAAAACGTTGGAAATGTCCGGGGTGGTAGATGGCATATTCAGGAACCTTTGGTACGACTGTTATCTCGGTACAGACGCTCATTGATCACGGTGCGCGTCGGTGCGGGAAACTCGCCGAAGAACTGACAGACGAACAGGTGCTGTCCGCTAAGGAGTCTTTGTTCTTCTTGCTGTCGCATCTGCCCAACATTGGTATCCAATACTGGGCCATCAACAAACTGGTTATTGGCCTCAACGCCAATCAGTACATCTACACCCTGCCCTCGGGTGCAGTTGATGCCTTGAATGTGCTGTATCGAACGATGACGGCCCCCAGTGGCCAATGGTTGTCCTCTACTGGCGGTCAAGTCGCCAACATTTACGACCAAAACACCAATACCTACCTAACCCAATCGTCACCGAATGGGTATTTTGAGGTCAATTACGGCACAAACAACCCGAACTACATTGGGTCGATCGGCTTTTTGCCTTACATCGCAAACAATGGCAGTCAGACTTGGAGTTATCAATTCCAATGGTCGAACGATAACGCCACTTGGACAACTCTTTACACCGGAACCAACGTCACGGTGACTGATAACGAGTGGATCTGGCAAGACATTGACCCCGGAGCCAACGCTCAATACTACCGTATGGTAGCCTCTGGTGGCACTACGCTGTCGTTGCGTGAACTTTACTTCGGTACAAATGCCCGTTTGATCCAAATGTCTCGCTTGAACCGCGATGACTACACCAATTTGCCCAACCAGAACTTCACGGCCAACCAGCCGTACCAATTTTGGTTTGATCGCACGATTCCTAAGCCCTCAATCTACCTCTGGCCAGTCCCTAACGATGCCTTTGTACAGATGACGGTGTGGTATTCACGCCAGATTGATGATGTTGGCGCACTGGACGGCCAATTAGAGATCCCACAACGCTGGTATGAGGCTGTTTTGATGATGCTGGCTCACCGGATGAGCCTAGAACTGCCTCAAGTTGACCTCAAGCGTGTGCAATACCTTGAAATGCAAGCCGCCAAGTATCTGAATGATGCCGAGCAAGAAGAGCGTGACAAGTCCCCAATCTATTGGGCACCCAACATCAGCGTGTACACAAAATAATGCCAGTATTTCTTGACACTGAAGGCTTATCCACAATTGCAATCGCAGTATGCGACCGTTGCAAGATGAAGCGCGCCTTGGTGCAATTGATGCCTGACAGCAATTTCCCCGGTCTGCGGGTGTGTGACCAAGGATGCCGTGACAACTTAGACCCTTACCGTCTGCCTGCTAGAAAAACCGAAAGGATTAACCTTCGGTTTCCTCGCCCAGACGTTAGTGTGGCCGTCACGCCCGATGCAATCATCGAAACTGGGTACAACCAGTGGGAGTTGTCGCCTGAGCAGAATACTCAGACGCCTGAAGACAACGGCAATTTGGACACCTTGGCTCCCTCGCCTACACCGACGCAGTATCAACAGCCCCCACAGGTGAATGACTAATGGCTAATGTAACCATATCCCAACTCCCAACCGGCTCGGCCATTACCGGAACCGAACTGGTTCCTGTTGTTCAGAATGGGGTGACGATCCAGACGACTACGGCCTCTCTTGCAAGCGCCGGGGCGTTGAATTACACGTTCCTGACGGTTGGATCGCAGGGTTCATTGACCCAAGCCCGAGCAATTACTGTTGGCTCTGGCCTGACCACGGTGGACGGCGGTGCTGGTAGCACTTACGCAATCAACTTGACCGGCGCTCCGCTGTCTTTGGTGACCTCTGGTAACGGTTTGCAAGTCAAGACCAGTGCCAATTCGGTTTCCAGTGTTTCGCTGCTGTTTTCTGGCAACGGTTTGAGTATTGCCAACCCAGATGGCTCAACCGGTAACCCAACGCTCTCCTTCTCGGGGATCATGGCCAGTTTGTCCACCTATAGTGGCACTGGGTTGTTGACTGTTAATGGCACAAACATCGGCTCGACCTCAGTCTACGGCGTATCAAACCAGACTGTAGTCACCAATGCCAACACAGCCCCAACAGTTGGGCTGGCAAGCAACCCGATCATCCCCGGCTCTGCAAGCCTGACCCTACCTATCGGCCAAACAACCGACCGACCTGTTGGTGTGAACGGCATGATCCGGTATAACTCCACCCTGCTGACCTTTGAAGGCTATTCAAACGGCAATTGGGCGCAGTTTGCCCTGACTGGTGGTGTTACCTCATTCAGCGGCGGATCGACCGGCCTGACCCCCAATACGCCCACCAACGGGGCTATTACTCTGGGTGGCACTCTAAATACTGCAAACGGCGGTACAGGGCTGACTTCAACAGCCACAAACGGTCAATTACTGATCGGTAATGGTAGTGGTTATACCTTATCCACCATCACGGCTGGATCGGGCGTCACAGTCACTAACGGCGCTGGAACAATCACAATCGGTGTTTCCGGTAGCGGTGTTGTTAATTCTTTCCAGACTTCCTTGTCTGGTTTGACCCCAAGCACAGCGACTTCTGGAGCCGTGACCTTGGCCGGCACTTTGGGTGTGGCAAGCGGTGGTACAGGCGCTACAACTTTGACCGGCTATCTGGTTGGAAATGGAACCAGTGCAGTTACGGCTGTCTCTACGATTCCCAACGCGGGTTTGACTAACTCAACGGTGACCTATAACGGCGTCACTGTTGGCTTGGGCGGCTCTGGAACTATTACGGCAACAGCAACCAACATTCTTACCATTGGAACTGGCCTGACCGGTACAAGTTACAACGGTTCTGCTCCCGTTACGATTGCAATTGACTCAACTGTTGCGACGTTAACTGGCGCACAAACCCTGACAAACAAAACCATCAGCGGCGCGTCCAATACGCTGACCAACATTGGCAACAGTTCGTTGACCAACAGTTCGATCACGCTGGGAACGACAACCATCTCGCTTGGTGGTACTTCTCTGACTCCTGCTGGGTTGACATCGGTCACGGTGACTCAGAATCCAACGCAAGCCTTGCAATTGGCGACCAAGCAATATGTTGATGCTGCAATTTCAAACGTTAACTACCATGCTGCTTGCGAATACGCAACCACGGCAGATCTTGGCACGGTAACCTATAACAATGGCGCTTCTGGTGTTGGTGCAACGATTACCAATGCCGGCACTCAAACCGCTTTGGTTATTGATGGTCATACATTTACCTCAACAGACGCAACTAACGCCGTTCGCGTTTTAATAAAGAATGAGTCAAATGCTGCATACAACGGTATCTATACCGTCACCAACCAAGGTTCTGTATCCACCAACTGGGTTCTGACTCGGGCTACAGACTACGACCAAACAGGTACTGGAACCGGCGAGATTGCTCCCGGCGATACAACATTTGTTATTGCCGGCACGGTTAACGCCTCTACTCAATGGGTACAAACTACTGATTTACCAATCACAATTGGTACAACAGCAATTGTTTTTGTGCAAATTGGTGGCCCCGGCGCTTATACCGCAGGCACTGGCCTGACCTTAACTGGTACGCAATTCAGTATCACCAACACGGCAGTAACGGCTGGTTCGTATACAAGCGCAAACATCACGGTCAATGCTCAAGGTCAAATAACTGCCGCATCTAGCGGAGCCGCTGGTGGCGTAACTTCATTCAGCGCTGGAACAACCGGCCTTACTCCTTCGACCGGAACAACTGGCGCGGTTACTCTGGGCGGCACATTGAATGTCGCCAACGGCGGTACTGGTGTAACTACTTCAACTGGTTCTGGAAGTGTTGTCCTAAACACATCGCCGACCTTAGTTACGCCTAATATCGGCGCAGCGACAGCCACGTCTGTATCGGTTGGAACGCTGACTTATACACCTGCCAATGCGCTGTTTACAGCACAAAGTTCAGCCACGTCGTACAACCAAGTCATTATTCAAAACAGCAATACTGGCGCTACGGCTTCAACTGATTACATCGTAAATAACTCAAACAGTACCGATACCACCTATTATGGTGACTTCGGCATGAACTCTTCTGGGTTTACTGGTTCCGGTGCATTCAACCAGCCTAACAATGTCTATTTGACAGCGACCACTGCTGATTTGGCAATCGGCACGACAACGGCCAATGCAATCCACTTTGTGGTTAATAGCGGCGCAACAGATGCGGCCACAATCAGTTCATCTGGAGTATTTAGCCTTGGCACTGCTTTGGCGGTCTCTTCAGGCGGTACAGGTGTAGCAACCCTGACTGGGTTGGCCTATGGCAACGGCACATCGGCCTTCACGGCCGCTACAGCCGCTCAAGTGGTTGCTGTTATCGGCTCAACAGCCGTGACAAACGCAACCAATGCAACTAATCTGGCCTTGACCGCCGGATCTGGGGCTACAAACTACATTACATACGCGGCGTCGGCTACCGGAAATCAGCCGCAGTACACAAGCACTGGCATCACAATTAACGCCACGAACAGTACAATTACTGGTGGCATCAATGGAGGAACATTCTAATGGCCGCATCAGGTTACACCCCAGTCGTTCTGTATAACAGCGGTACGACAACTAATGCTCCACTAGCCGCAAATCTGGCTAATGGCGAGTTGGCTATTAACTATGCTGACGGCAAACTGTTCTACAAGAACGGCAGCGGTAATGTCACCGTTTTGGCCGCAACTGCCGGTACAACCAACATCACAACGCTGGGAACCGTAACGACCGGTACTTGGAACGCCACAACCATTGGTGTTGGATACGGCGGCACAGGTATCACAACAACCCCAGCCAACGGTGCGTTGTTAATCGGCAACGGTACTGGTTACACCTCCGCCACCTTGACGGCCGGTTCTAACGTCACAATTACCAACAGTTCTGGCGCTATTACCATTGCTGCTACCGGAACAAGTTCCACCTATACCCGCACATCATTCACGGCCACATCTGGCCAGACAACATTCAGCGTGACCTATACGGTTGGATACATTCAAGTTTATTTGAATGGCGTATTGTTAAATGCTTCTGATTACACCGCCTCAAGCGGCACATCGGTGGTTTTGGCCACTGGCGCAACAACTGGTGACATCGTTGAAACAATTGCTTACAACACGACCAGTTTGGGTACTGCTTCCACAGCAAACAACCTTGCCGGTGGTTCTGCTGGTGTTTTGCCTTACCAGTCTGCTTCCGGTGTTACGGGCTTCTCTGCCGCCGGCACTAACGGCCAAGCCCTGCTTTCTGGTGGTACAGGTTCACCAACTTGGGGTACTTTAGGCCCAGTCTATGGTGGTACTGGTGTTTCTAACGGCACATCAAACACCATTACCTTCTCTGGTAACTATGGCTTGACCTTGACCTTGAGTGGGTCAACATCACTTACTTTGCCTACATCCGGAACTCTGACTGCGCTTGGCGGAGCAAATACTTGGACTGGGACACAAACCTTCAATGGCTCGTCCAGCACTTTTGCCGCTGTTCTTTTAAACGCCGCAGAAACAACAACTGTATCGGCTACTGCCGCAACAGGCACAATTAACTTTTATGTTAATAGCCAATCGGTTTTGTATTACACCAGCAATGCTTCTGCTAACTGGACATTAAACGTAGCCTTCTCAAGCGGCACATCGCTAAATACAGCAATGTCCACAGGCCAGACCGTAACGATTGCTTTTATGGTTACTCAAGGTTCTACTGCTTACTACGAAAACGTATTCCAAATTGATGGAACAAACGTAACTCCTAAATGGCAGGGCGGAACAGCACCCTCTAAAGGTAATGCTTCTGGTATTGACGTTTATACATACACCATTACTAAAACAGGTAGTGCTGCGTACACTGTTTTGGCCTCACAAACACAGTTTGCATAAGGGGAAAGTATGCCAACCGCAATTACACGAGGTGCTGCTTCTGCAAAAGCATTTGGATTTACTGGTGCAACTGGCGGGGGCGGCGTTATTGTTGATGTCGCTTACACATCGCCGGGAACATATACATGGATTGCTCCAGCTTGCGTAACTTCAGTTTCTGTCGTTGCTGTTGCGGGTGGTGGTGGAAGTTCTGCTCCATGTTATTGTAATTTTCATGGAGGAGGTGGTGGCGGTGGTGGACTGGGTTGGAAAAATAATATAAGTGTAAACGCAGGATGTTCTTACACGGTAGTAGTTGGTGCTGGAGGTAATGGTGGTAATTGCGCCACAGCAGGTGGACAATCTTATTTTATTAATTGCACAACGGTTGCCGGCAAAGGGGGTGGAGGCGCACCTAATACTTTTGGCGGAAGTTATTCATCTTATGTTGGAACAGGTGGTGGTAGCGGTGGTAAAGGTGGAAAAGGCGGATATACAAGTCAAAAATATTTTGGTGGCGGTGGTGGTGCTGGAGGTTATTCTGGTAATGGTGGATCAGCCTCAGATAGTTTAAGTTGTGGACAAGCAGGTTCTGCTGATGCTTGTAGTGGAGGAGCGGCTTCTGGTAGTACGGCTAGTGGTGGAAGTAGAGGCGTAGGGGGGGGCGGAGTAGGTTTGTATGGTAAAGGATGTACTGGAACCAGATGTTGTCCCGGACAAGGAGGCAGTGGAGGTCAAAATTCTTATGGTAATGGCTCTGGCGGCGCATATGGTGGAGGGGGATCAAATGCTAATAAAGGCGCAAATGGCGCAGTCCGTATTGTTGGCCCCGGTACAACTCGCCAATTCCCAAGCACTTGCGTAGGAACTACAAAAGGTTCTGCTTTATTCACAACTCCCGGTACTTACACATGGGTTGCTCCTAGCGGTGTGACAAGCGTTAGCGTAGTTGCTGTTGGTGGCGGTGCTTCGGGTGGCGGTGGTGGACTTGGATATAAAAATAACTATTCCGTTACTGCGGGTAGTTCATACACTGTAGTTGTGGGCGCTGCTGGAAGTACTGGAGGCGGCGCTGCTGGAGATAGTTATTTTGTATCTACTGCTGTTGTTAAAGGTGGTGGTGGTAATGGTAATACCGGTGGCACTTTTGTTGGTACAGGCGGTGGTAATGGCGGTGCTGGAAGCGTTGGCGGGGGTGGAGCAGGAGGTTATTCAGGTAACGGCGGTGCTGGTGGCCTGAATTTAACTCCTAGTGCTGGATACTCATGTGGCACATCAGGTTCTGGTGGCGGTGGCGGTGGTGGCGGAGCATACAATAACGCTTGTAACTCTATTAACTATGGTGGCGGGGGTGGTGGCGTTGGCTTATTTGGGTTGGGTACATCAGGCACGGCTGGCGGCCATTCCGGTACAACAGTTAAAGGTGGAAATGGCGGCAGTGGTGGATCAGTTGGTGGAAATCCAAAACAAACTGCTACATATACAGGTGGTATTGGGGGTGCTTATGGTGGCGGTGGCGGTAGTAGTGCTGGAACTTCAGCTTTGGGTTCTGGTGGCGCAGTTCGCATCATCTGGCCCGGTTGCACTCGTTCATTCCCGTCAACCTGCGCTGGTAATCCTTAATTGAGGTAAAAAATGGCTTTATTTCTTCAAATTCAAAATGGTCAACCCGTAAACCATCCCGTTTACGATTTCAATTTAATCCAAGCCTACGGGCAGATTCCCCAAGGCTGGGCTATGTTTAACCGTATAGAACAACCTGCCGGATTGCTTACAAGCCCATTCCAAACGGCTCAATGCACTTATGCTCTGTCGTCTGATGGAGTTACTTGGGAAGACGTTTGGACTGCTGTTGAAATGACAGACGCCGAAAAAGCAGCATTGATTGCAGAGCGCCAAGCCAATCCCCCCGGCCCCAACGTCACATTGAACACAACAACGCTTGTTTGGGAACCCAACACGCCCAAGCCTACTGATGATCAAAAGTATTATTGGAACTACCAAGAAGGTACTTGGGTTGTAGTTCCTGCTACACCCGCAACATAAGGAAACACAATGACACAACCTCGTAATCTAGGCGCATTTGCCGACAATCTGAATACATCAGGACAAGTCTCATTGACTACCGGTGTGAGTGGTACTCTTCCAGTAGCAAACGGTGGCACGGGTCAAACCAGCCTCAGTTCTGTTTCTGTTGGGTCGGCGACAAGTGCAACAACTGCCACTAACCTTGCTAGTGGTTCTGCTGGCGTGATTCCTTACCAAACAGGTTCAGGCGCAACGTCTTTCACTGCGGCTGGTACATCTGGTCAGGTACTAACTTCTGCTGGCGCAGGAACTCCTACTTGGACTACACCTAGTGCTGGTGCTATGACATTGATTAGTACACAAACTGCTTCTGGTGTATCTAACTTGGCTTGGACAGGATTAAGTGGATATGATAAATACTATTTAATTTATGAAACCATACAACCATCAACTAGTAGCGTTGTATTTGTTTGTTATTTGGGATATGGGGGAAGTCCAACTTATGTAACAAGTCAATATCAATATCAATACATTAAAGCACTTTCTACAATTTCATCAGGTTCTACTAATGCTGGTTCTTTTCCTCTTGCTGGAGCCGGGGGTTTTTACGCAACTGGCGGCTATGGCATGTTTGGTAATTTACTTATATCTGGAGTAAATAGTTTATCTTTAATAAATTTTTCTGGAAATTCATTTACTTATAATGGTGCGAATTCTTATGAGATTGATATTAATAATGGCGCTATAAATTTTACAAATGCTTTAACCGCTATAAAAATACAAGTTGGTTCTGGAACTTTTACTGGTTCAGCATCGCTTTACGGAATTTCATCTTAATAGGACTAATCATGGCAGCACTTAACGACACCATCGTTGCATATCTCACAGTCAACAACATTGCTTTTGCTCCCGGCGATTACATGACAGGTCAGCCTGAAGGCCAAGCAGACCAAGTGTTGACTTGGAACACAGAGAAGTTGGGCGCACAGCCCACACAGGCTCAACTGGACGCCGCATATGCAACACATCAATCAAATTTAACGGCAAGTCAAGAAGCAACAGCAGCGATTAAGGCTTCTGCCTTATCTAAATTGGTTGCCTTAGGATTGACATCCGCTGAAATTTCGGTCATTACTTCTAGTGCATAATGTAACTCCCAGTTAACTAAACAAGGAAGAACATGTGTACTGCGAATACCGAAGTTGTTGGTGATGTTGAAGTAAAGGAAGAGAAGCCGCAAGAGCAACTCAGCACCGGCATCTACTTCCCGACCCCAATCTATACGATCAAGAAAGAAGAGTTCTTAGCCGATGCTTGGGCTGTTTTCAGTGAGAACATTGCCCCGATTAAAAAGGAAAAGAAGAAAAGCGGCGACAAGTTAGGCAACCAACTCTACCCAGTCGTGATGACTGGGAACCTATACAACGACCCTCGTATGCAGGGTCTTTGTTCTTATATTGCCGGAACCGCTTGGAACATCCTTCAGGCTCAGGGTTTTCGGATGATTGA